GTTCTCTTCCCATTACAGTAGGACGGTTATTGTCCTCATAGTTTACTTTGATTAATTCATTCATAACTTAATCTTCCTTTCTAAAATTAACGTTTAAAACATCATTAGGTGTGCAGTGTAAAACTTCACAAATATCGATTAATTGGCTTAAATTAGGAATTCTTAAACCTTGTTCAAGTTTTGCTATAAACTGTTTAGATACTCCCAAACTATTGCCAACTTCTTCAAGAGTAATTCCTTGAAGTTTTCTAATCGCTCGGATATTTTGACCTATATTCATTAATTCCACCTCCAATCCTTTTCTTGACTTTTTCGGATAAACGTGCTATAATTTTATTAGTAAGTCAACCATTGGTTGATTACAGTTAATATTATATACGCTAATTGCCGAAATGTCAAGCGTAATTTAGGTGATTTCCGCAAATTCGTAAAATATCACAAGAAATATCTGTATTAAGGAGGGTTATTTTATGAATAATGCACAATTAATTAATAATATTAAAACAGTATGCAAACAAAAAAATATACCATTAGGTATTATGCTTGAAAGTTGCAATTTAAGTAAAGGATTTATATATGATGTAGAAAAACGTGATAGAACACCATCAATTGATAAAATATCGGCAATATCCGAATATTTAGGTGTATCTGTTGACTACCTACTAGGTAGGGTTAGCGAACCAACAGGATATTTAAAAGTAACCTACCCAGTAGAAACACCACCAAAAGAATTAAAAACTGGTGATAATGTTGGAAATAATAATAATTCTAGTGTAAATATAAATTCATCAAAGGAAGTTCCTAAGTTTGATGAAACTACTACCCAAGTAGCTGAAATGTTCTCTAAGTTGGATTTGATTGATAAAACTAAAGTATTATCCCTTATGGTTGAACTAAGCGAAAAAAACAAGTAACAACATGAGAAAATCCCTAGTGCCAAAAAACTAGGGATTTTTTTTAGGTTCTTTTTTTTTATCCAACAAACAATTTTTTTTAGTTCCTAGTAGGCTAAATCTTGAAAAAGTTTTTTGAAAGGTTGAGGGCTTGTTTTTTTTTTGGTGGCGAAAAAATTTTTTTTGCGGTCGCCTGTTAGCTTGTTTTAAAAAACCTGTTTTCTATTCTTGTTTTTAATCTTGTTGTTAGCTTGTTTTCGGTCGCATGAAAGCACATAGGTACGTGGATAGCGAACCGTAAGGTGTATATAGAATAATTAAAGGTGTAGGTAAAATAATTAAAGGTGTAGGTAAAATAATTCAAAGGTGTAGGTAAAATAATTCAAAGGTGTAGGTAAAATAATTCAAAGGTGTAGGTAAAATAATTTTTGAATTAAAAATCGTGAAAAAAAATATGTACTTTATGCACAACAATGTTGAAAAATTTTAGGTGTATTTCCATAAAAAATTAAAAGAAATACACCTAATATTAAAAGTGTGTAGAAAAAATAATTAAAGGTGTATATTTAATATTGACAACATACACTTTTCATGTTATAATGATTACACTTTTATTTAAAAGGGAGTGGTACTTTTATGATTGATAAAAAAAATTTAGTAGAAAAATCCAATTTACTTAATTCTTTTAGCTGTAATGATATGAGTTTAATTGAACTTAGATTTTTTTGTTTATATCTTAGTAGATTAAATGCAAGAAATCCAAGTCAAAGAACTGTTGTAATTCCAATAGAAGAATTTGAATACTTTTTTGATATTAAAGTTAATACTACATTATTTACTCAGAAAATAAAAAGAATTGCTGGTCGTACAGTAGAAATTAGATTAAACAATAAAAACAAAATATTAACCTTGTATAGTCAATTTGAATGGGCTGAAAAAGACCCCCGTTCTATTAGCATAACCTGTAATTATGACATAATGCCTTATATTTTTGAATTGAAAAAGAATTATACTACATATATGATTGGCAATATTGCTAAACTTAATTCAGTTTCTAAAATTAGATTATATGAAATATGTAAACAATACGAAAAAATTGGTACTATAAAACTAAATATTGATGAATTAAAACAAATATTAGGAAGTTTATTAAAAGAATTTAAAGAGTTTAAACGTATTACTCTTGAACCAGCAATAAAAGATATCAACCAATATACAGATATTGAAGTATCATATGAAAAAGTGTTATCATGTAGAAAAGTCGTTGCTTTGAATTTTACTATTAAACCTAAAAAGCAAGTTCAAATAGAACCTACAGAACCAATCGAAGTTGTGGAAAGTGTGGAAAAAGCTGTCGAAAAGAGTATCCCTCAACCAGAACCACAACAGTATCCCGATTTGGTAACTAAAGTATATAACAAGTGTTACAAGGTCTACACTATGGAGCAAGTGCAGAGCCTATTGGATATGGCGGAAATGATATCAGATAATCCAGCAGCATACGTGATAAATATGTATTATACCATAAGGGCTTATAATACGAAAATCAATAATATGTATAATTACACTTTGTCGGTAATTCAAGCGAATTTAAGTAAGAAATCTAAAGAGTCACCAAAGAAGAAAAAAAGGGAAACTAGTTATGATATCAACGAATTTATGGATTTTGTCCATAGCACTAAACGCATAATGACTCCAGATGATTATCAAGAGGAAGTGAAGCCTACACCAAAGGTTGAAGAAACACAAACTTGTTATCAAGAAACTTCATCAGAGCAAACATATGACGATTTTGAGGAAATTTTGTCAAGTGATGAAATGCCTTTTGAATAACAAAAAAAAGCGGTACTCCACTAAGGAATACCGCTTTTTTTAGTTATTAAGATAATCTTGTAAAGCTTTTAAATCTTGATTATCTATAGAACCATCATTATTGACATCGTAGTGATAGTTAGAGGTATCGATTTTTTGGTAACCGTTTAATCCATTAGCTTTGATAATCGTAGGATAATCGATATAGCAGTAATCCTTATCCACAACACCAGATATTCCATTGACGGTTTTACTATCAATCTTGTTAGTTTCCGCACCGTATTGCCAAATTCCATAGTTACCAGTGTAGGAGCATTTTGTATTCCATTGAGCCACCCAAATTGTGTATTTCGTCTTAATGGTATTGTTGAAGTAGTTAGTTAGATAATCAATATTTCCGTAAACACCGACAAAGTATCCCGATTTTTCAACAATAGAACAGAATTTATCTACCCATGCAGATATTTTTTCTTTAGTTGGAGTTACTTTTCCAGTGTTTTTAGCGTAGTTGTAACTATCGTATTCCCAATCGTAGAAGATGGGTAAATCTATTTTGCCTTTGTAAGGCTCGATAGTTTTTAGGCAAAAGTTAGCCTCTTTTTCCGCTTGTGATACTGTGTAGGCATATCCAAACCAATAAACTCCAACGTGTAGACCGCTTTTAATAGCGTTTTGAATGTTTTGATGGAAACACTTATCTACGGTAGAAACGCCATAACCACCCCTAATGATAACACCATCTATACCATCAGATTTTACCTTTGCAAAGTCGATATTTCCATTATGTGCGGAAACATCGATTAATTTGTATTTAATATCCATAAAAATTTAATCCTCTCTTTCAATAGCAGTACTAGCACTAATAATGTTATCAACGCTATAAACTGCCACAAGGCTACCTTCTTTTTCAATGATTATGGATTTACCATCATAGCTCCAGTTATCGTAGTCCACATTTTCCTTATAAATGATATGACTATTCTTGTTAATTATAATTGTTAATTTTTCCATAAAATCAAATCCTTTCTAATTATTTCAATTCTTCTAATATTTTTCTTAATTTGTCAGGCAGTGGAACTCCTATCTTTCCGATATTCTCCAAAATGCTAATACCCTCATTTGCAAGATAGAAACCAATTACCATAGTGCGAACGGTTGAGCCATTGCCTAAGATATGTACATCTAACATATTCCCGATTGCCACGACTAGCAATATAACTCCTTTTCTAGCAATGCCAACCCACGACTTTTGACTTTTAATCTCATGATTAATCCCTGCAGAAATCAATCCCGTGATAAAATCTATACTCATAAAAACTATTAAGGCTATCAATAAGCCGTTCAATTTTCCGAATACAAACGCACACATTCCACATATTATAGCCCAAAACCCAGACCAATTAAAAGAGTAGACATCAAATATACTTAGGGCAAAATTTTTTACATTGTTCATGAGTTATCCTTTCTAATTATCTTCAACTTCAAAATTCAAAGAGTATATTTTTATCTATAGCATAATAATTTTTGCTATTAATTTTATATTTAGTGCAAGGAGTTAAGTTAGTGCAGTTGTAAATATTATTGCAACACTCTATGAATTTTGATGATGTACTATCTGTATTACAAACTATATATTTATCCATGTACACTCCATCAGACTCCCTATTATCTATGAGTTTTCTATAAACGTATGCCGTTGGTTGTAAATTATCGACGTCATAGCACTTATTACTGTACATATACCTAGTAACCTGCTCACCAGTAGAAATGATTGTGGATTTAAACAAGCATATGCTTGTGGCGTCAAAATAGTACATAGTTGTGCTATAGTTACAAAATTTTAGATATGTAATATCTTTGTTTTTAAACGCAAAGATACGCACATTGCGAATTGCAGTAGTGCTATATCCAACAGTACCGGCAATGTATTGTAAAGTAAAAGTACCCAATTCAATAGAATTTCTTATGCCAACGATTTTTATAGCGTTACTATTAGAAGTTACCGTGCTATCCGTGATGGTGTTATCTGTGATAACAAGTTTCAAATCCGCAATTGAAGTGGTAAAAACAAGTTTAAGTTCGTTACTTTCATCTTCTACAAAAGCAAAATCGGTGTTTTGTAGTATAGTGTTTTTTATTCCCTCAAAAAATTCAGGTAAAGTTCCTTGCACGCTGATTTCATGTACCCCAGTAATCCAAGCCATTTTTTATACCTCCTCATAAGTTCCAAAATAGTACGTGTTTACGTTGTTTTCGATAATTCCAGTTAAATTCTCATTCTTAACGAAAGTAGTCATCGCATCGCCTCCTCTCGCTTTACAGCTAAAATTTGCGTTGTTGGTAGTTTCTAACTCTATAGAGCAATCACTTTCTGCGAGTGCGTAGATAGTGCCATACCAGTTAAAAGTGTTTTCTTTGCTGTAGTAGGTAGCTACGTCAACTAGAATGTCAGTAGTGTTGCTTTGTATGCTTTTTACACCGTCTGCACCAGCAATGATACTACTATTTTTAGATACGTAAACAGTGTTTTCACCAAGATTTTTAATCTTAACATGAGTACCACCTATCAAATTTATTTGGGTTTCCCTATTTGCTAATAAATTTATTGTTTTAATCATAAAATTATCCTCCTGTAATCACTATGTCACCATCAGTGCAGTGCAGTGTATAAGTTACACCAGATTGCATATTCACCCAAAGTTGAGATAAGTTTCCTTTCGCAACCGCTTCAGGTCGTGTGAAACTACAATTAATGTCCGTTATGTATCTGCCGTCAAAAGCATAATTTGCAATAGAAGTAACGCTTTTTGGAATAGTTATACTTGTTAACGATGAGCAACCGTAAAAGGCGTACTTGCCGATTCCAGTTGTGTTGTCTGAAATAGTCACATCGGATAGTGCTGAACAGTTATAAAATTGCATTTCTGAAATGTCACACGACTGCTTGATAGTCGCTTTTTTCAAATTTGTACACTCATAAAAAGCCGCAGCTCCAACAGAAATAACGCTTTTTGGAATTGTAATATCAGTGTTTCCTGTCCTCTGATATGCACTTTCCCCAATTGTTTCAACTTTGTTTGGAATGTTTATAATGTCATTCAAACACTCAAGAAAAGCCCACTGCCCAATTGAAGTAACACTATTTGGAATAACTATTTTTTGACAGCTAGGCAGACTATAAAACACATAATTGCCAATTTCTTCTAATCCATCGGGTAAAATTATTGATAAAATTGAAATATTATAATCTCCACTGATACTACTCATGAAATTTTGTTTTAACTTCGTGCAATTTTCAGCATTGATTTTTATAGTCGCATTATCGATAGTATCATCATAAGTGTGTGTGACAGCATAGGTATCGCTGTTAAGTGTAGTGGTACTACCATCACCGAAATCAATTTTTACTTCTGTACAGCCAACGAAATTTTCAAACTGAAAGTTTGCAATCATTTTATTATCTGAATTTCGGGATACTTCAATTGTAAAATCGTTTCCAATATCCCACACTATTCTTCCATCTAGCCACATTTGTGTTACTCTTTTTCCATCAAGGTAGAAGTCTAAATTTTCAGGACTTTTATTATCTAGTCTTAAATTTCTAACGCTCATAAATTTACTCCGTTTCGTCATCATCGCAAAGACAATATAGAACATTTTTCTTATAATTATCGCCTAGAGCCTCGTATTCAGACTTTTTCATTAGCTTTGTACGTGAAACGGAGTTAATACGTTGATTTATATGTTCTTCTAATCTTAAAGTATCAGTGATACCGATACCTCCGACGGTTCGACTATCTTCGCCGATACATTGTAGTTTGTGTTGACCTCTAAAATTGAAGTTATAAGAGGATATCACAGAATTAAGATAAGAGCCACTTCGGAGTTCTATCGATATGCAGTCGCCTAGCTCCAACGCTGGAAGTCCTGCAAAACTCAAGGAAAATGGATTGTAAGGAATAGCAGTAACAACGTCACCGACCTCGATTTCTCTTTCAATGATATAATCTAAATTCTTATCATTTTGACGGTAAACCGTATCTAAAAAAGGGTTATCGCTGAAATCCACAATAACGTCATTCATACTTTCACGAGTACGCCCTGCGGCTGCGTAAGAACTCCAAGCACCGTTTTCATAGAAGTTTGCAAGTACATTGATAACATTTACTGAAAAACCTGCAACAGCTAAAGTATTGCGATAAACCGTCCTAAGTGGAACTATATAACAAGGAGCGTTTTGGAACTGTTTTATTTTTACACCGCCTGTGTATCTATCCGCAGTAACAAAACCACCTAAAATGGTAGCTATGTAGGAAATCAATTCACTAGTTGAGGATATAGTGCAATCTTCACCTAATCCGATTTTGAGAGTACCATTTGGCATAGCTTGAATTTCTTCCAATGTGTTGGAAAAAGTCACATTTGCATGATTGCATAACTCTTGAAGTATGTTAAAAGGTTCGCTATTGCTGAGCCAAGTGGCTGGTAGGTTCTGTTTATCATCATTATAATTCAATCTGTTTAATTGAGTAGCCCCTACGATTGAAATACAACCATTCTCTTTTGATGTAGCTTTGACTATTTCAAAAGTTCCTAGTATGATGTATTCTTCTTCTACGCCATAAAAAGCCTGAATAGTTTGTCCTACTAGACTATATGCCGATATGTTCGGCAAGTACATAGTTGTGTTTAAACTTGCACTATTAATTGCCCCAAGGCTGAACGTTGAACCCTTTACACACTTATCTGATATGCTAAAACTATTTCTAACAATATTAGATTTATCCCAGTTGATAATATCTTCACTCGCAGTTGTGATAGTTCCTTTTAAGTTAAGCATTACCGGTTTACCAACGGAGTTTATAAAATATTCGGATACACCAATCATTTTTTTACCTACAACTTTCTTGCAAACTTACAGAGATATCCCAAAACTCTTTACCATACAAAGTTATACATCGATACGAGTAGCTGTTTACACGCATAGTGCGTGAAACAGTTTGTCCAAGGTCTTGAAAAGTCACGGGTATAAGAACGCTACTAGATATCGCACTGTCTATGATACGCCCAGTTTCTGCGTTGCACTTAAAACTCATGTTAAGCGTGTATACATCACGGCGATATAGATACAAAATTTCGTCGCCAGTTTCCGACTGTTTGCTATCTACATCGTCTGTCTTACTCACCTCATAGGAGTACACACAAAAAATATTTTGTCCTGAAATTGTAACAGGAATTTTTTTAGTTGCCATAGATGTGACCTCCTGAGCTTGAAATTAACCTGTTTTGACTATCTAGTATCGCTGTATCGAATGCCTCCGAGTTTGGATATAAGTACAAAGATACTGTCGTCTGCTTGTTTTCTTGCGATTTGTTAAAAGCTCCAAGAGCCTCTGCAAAAGATGTAGTAGCAGTATCAAGCTGTGCAGATACTGAAGTGTTACTTTCTACTGCCTCGCTTAGCTTAGAAAAATTTTGTGTATAGTCGTCTAATCCCAAGTTTTCCATACGCTGATAGTAGGCTTCCACTTCCCCACTTGTAGTGTTATCTGCTTGTAGAGCAGTCCCAAGACCTGAAAAGTAGTCGCTCCAGTAGTGACCAGAGTGTGTAGTATCATACATATATTCGCCAAACTCTTCAAAGCTAAAGTCTACACCAGTAACACCCGACATAAAGCCTTCCATGACCATAGTGCCTAAACTCCAAAAGTTTTCCGAAAGATATGTACCAACTGAAGTCACAAGAGTATCCAAAATTTTAAAAACTCCCCCGTTTTCATTAAAAAGAGCAGTAGACAAGCCACTTAAAAGTTGTCCACCCATGAAAGCACCAGCCGAAAGAACATCGTTGACCCCACTTCCACCAATTGAGTTATCAAAAAGCGTATCAGCAACAGCTTTGACTACATCGTTAGCAGTTTCTGAAATTTTAGTCATATTATCACCAGAAGTCAAGCCAGTAGCAAAGTTAGAAATTAACTTGATAGCAGTATCACTAATGCGTTTTAGATTATCTTCAGTGATAAGAGTATCTGCTAAAGCTGTGATTAAATCCACAGCACCGTCCCCGATTTCGTCAGCATTTTCGCCGATAAAGTCGGTTAAGGCTAAGACGATATCAAGCCCGTGCTGTGAAAGTTTTGGAAGATTTGCACCAATGCCACGCCCAAAAGCAGATAAAAGTGTCCAAGCACAGTCAAGAAGTATGTCGCCGTTGTTTTCTAAACCTGTCGCAATTGTATTGATAACGTCATCGGTACTAACATCGTTGTTTTTCATGCCGTCTTGAATACCACTCAAAAGTGCCACAATAATATCAGTCCCGATTGTGATAAATTCGGGAGTTTCTTCAACAAATATTTCTGCGATATCACCAACAAGCGTAGTGATATCTTTAGATACATTTCTTGCAGATTTAGAAACACCTTTAAATACGGCTTTCAGAATTGTTGTTCCTGATTTAGATAGTTTACTTGAATATCTTGTAAAAGTTGAAGAAATGCTACTTATAAAATCGGAAACCAAATCAGTAAAAACTTCAGGATTTTCAGCTAAACCGTCACCAATAGAGGAAACTAACCTAAATCCGAGGTTGTAGAAGTTAGTAAAAACATCTTCTCCAGCCGTTAAACCTTGCTTAATGCTAGATACTACATTTGCTACAATTTTATCTTCATTTTTTCTAATACCATCAATTAAGGAATTTATTAATGTAGTACCCATAGCAGTGGCATTTTGTAGTAGTTGTTGATTATCTTCTAGTGCTTCAACTAAAACATCTCCAACACTTTGGGCAAAGTCTATCATACCTTGAGAACCGTCAGTATTCAAGGCTTGATTAAACTCTTGAAGATACTTAGTACCATTTTGTGCAAGTTCTCTAAGCGAAGGTGATAATTTGTCGTAAATAGCATTATAAACGCCCTCACTGGCACTTGCTAAAGATTTCATATCTCCTTCAAGATTGTCATTCATAGTTTGTGCTGATTTACTAGCAAAGCCCTCGATTTTAGCCATATCGGATAGATTTTTTTCAAACTCTTTGATATTGTCCGCACCGGCATTTAACAATAGGTTCATACCTTTGATACTATCAGCAGTGAAAGACGTTGAAAAAGCAGTAGTTCGTTCCGTTTCGGACATACTTCCGACTGCTTTTTCAACGTCTGTAATAATATCCGTTAAATCTCTGTAATTACCTTGAGCATCTGCGACTGCTACGGCAGTATCACCGATTTTGATAGCACCATTTTCCATAGCGTTTGACATATCCCTAACTATTGCTGATAGTGCTGTACCAGCTTCCGAACCTTTAAAACCTTGGTCTGCCATCTTGGATAGTAAAGCCGTAGTGGTTTCTATTGATTGACCATTAGCAGTCATATTAGCAGCACAGTTTTTCCAACTTTCTGCAAGGTTAGAAACTGAAAGATTTGCATTACTTTGAGCATAAGCCATCATATCAGCCATTTTTCCGCTTTCACTGCTAGCCATACCAAAAGCAGAAAGATAATCCGTTACGATGTCACAAGTTTCACCAAGTTCAAGTCCAGACGCTGCTGAAAGGTCTAAAATGCCATCAATAGAGGCTAGTTGTTTTTCAACGTCCCAACCCGCAAGAGCCATGTAATTAAAAGCGTCTGCAACCTCACTTGCTGAAAATTGAGTACTTGCACCAAGTTCTTTTGCTTTATCTGATAAAGTATCATAAATATTAACATCTTGACCGTTAAGGGTTGCCATACTGTCTTTAGTTTTACCCATAGTCGCCAAAACTTGAGCCATTGAACTTTCAAAAGTTTGTCCAATTTCAACGGATTTTCCGACTACTGCCCCCATTCCACCAGTAAAGGCAGTCAACCCAGCAGTAGCCGTTTTTATTGATGTAGATAAGCTATCTAAACCAACATTTGCAATCTTTGAAACTACTTCAAGAGCCTTTTCGCCAGAAGTCTTTAGCCCATTAAGACTTAAAGAAGCTAAAGATTTTGCACCTTGCTTAGCAAGTGTTGATATTTTCGCTAATCCGCTAGTGATACCTGAAGTATCGATTTTAGTATCAAAATTCAAACTTCCATCAAATTGCAAGACTGCCCCTCCTCAAACTGTGATATATCGCCATTAGCTAGTGCATTTTCAAATTCTTCTAGTTGTTTTTGCTCTGATTCCGTAAGCGGTAAAGCATAAAATTCTTTTAATTTTCTAATTCGTTTCTGTTCAGATTTACTCATATTTGAGTTAATTTCCACACCACGATAGTATTTAACCTTGCCGAATAGAGTGTCATCGGTTAGGTTTTCAAATAGTGCTTTAAAAGTCCACCAATGCAGATTTTTTTCAGTTAAATCAAGCCCGTATTGTTGATAGAAAGCTGAAAATATCATAGCTTTGTCATAATCGAAAGAGTATAAACGTTGCCCAATACTGCAACCGTGCTGATTATCTTGTTTAGATTGATTTTCAATACCACCTCTATAAAACCACAATATTTTGTCGATTGCTAAATCAACATTGTGTGGAATGGTATCATAGTATAACAACAATGATTTTTCAACAATTTCTTTCATTTTTAGGGCGTGTTCTGGATTTTTGGGTGGTGGTAATGGGTTATTTTGGATTAATAACTCAAACCTTATAGATGTTTTAAAGTCGTGATTTATGGAATATTTTACCCCGTCAATATCTACATGATGGGGCAATTTATCGATTAAAAAATTCATTTTTGTTTCCTTTTTATGCTTAGCATTTGATTATATAAAATTCTTGTGCAACTAACCATTCGAGTGCATTTCCTAAAGATGTTAATATAATCATTAATATTGCAACAAGTTTCAAATAGTTTTTCCGAAGTTTCGCAATCTGTAATGGATTCGAAAAAGTTCTTGATTAATTTTACTTGTTTTTTCTCAAACTTTTGTTTAGAAATTTCCTTGTTAGATAGCTTTTCCTCATTCTTTTTAGATTTTTTTGCTATTGTAGAATAGGCATTATCAAAATTTTTGAAGTTTTCGCTATTCTCATCTGGATTAAACTCTATGTATATACCATTGATTTTCATATGTTATTCCTCATTTGGTGCGAACGTCTTTGTAGATATGTTAAAAGTACCCTCGATAGGGTCGCCCTTGGCGTTCAAGTTTCCTGATACTTCTATTTTTTTACCCCCCTCACCAGAACATGAGGAAACTTCTACAGATACTCTCATTTTACGAGCCTTGTAGGTGTTTTGCTGTTCTGGGATTGGGTCATATAAATCCACACGAACATAATAGAACTCTGCTTCTTCGCCTACAAGGTGATTTCTTCCAACCTTGTATAGCATTAAAGTTGCTTCTTGTTCTTTTATCAAATGTGATGTGAATGGATATTGCGATTGATAACTTGTAATATCAGTAGAAGAAGTTTTATCACAAATATAAACAGTTTCTTCAGTTTGTGCATTTGGATTTTCATCAAGTTTAGAAAATCCAGTTCCCATGAATTTATAATTTTCAGTTTCGCTGATTTCAGATATATAATCGGCGATTTGATAACGCATTATAGCCATAAAATTAAGTCCTTTCTTGTAAATATTCCAAACTGCACTGTATTTGATACCTTGCAGTTTTTAAGTTTTCATCTAGCAGATACCCAGCAGTGTTGATATCTAGTCTTAAAGCGGTTTGACCTTTTCCAAGTGACGGTAAAAAGCCTTTTATATTGTTGTTTTCTATCCAAGTCATTAGATTTTCATAAAATTTCAAATTTTCAAGGTTTTGATTGGTATCTTGGTTATAGTACTCACGACTTGAGAAGATAAAGTTACATTTCTTTATACTTGAGCCATCAATATATGATACAACCACTGGATTATATGGCATAGTATCAATCGAATATTCTATACCATCAACAGATAAGAAATCAACGTTTAAAGCAACACCATCTCTTAGAAAAGGGCAAGTTAAAAAGTAATCTATAAGATATTCAATCATTTTTTAAGGGCCTCCGAAACTTTCTTTTTGATGTCGTCTAAATCGTTAGCTTTCATACGTTCAAACCAGTAAGCACCACGCAGACCACTTTTATTGTGATTTCCATTTCCTTGATTTTCATAATATTGTCGTCTAGCATATGGAGTGATATACGAAACTACGCCACTACCGATAGTAGTTCCCAATATACCCGATTTCTTCAACATACCAGTATCCATAGGGATAAGAGGGTCACAACGTCTTAAAACTTCGCTATCCACAATTTTTTGAGCATGTTTAAACTTTTTTTCAAAGTCTGTATAGATTTCAAATTTCATTTTAAAACCCCTCTATTTCTATATGATTAATATTTCCAGTATCGCACACGGTAATTTTAGATATAGTGAAAGCTTGGTATCTTGCTTTGATATCTGTAATGTTTATATTATTTTCAGGGATATCACCTTTAACGATGATATCCCCTATTTTTGCATTTACCTTAGTTTCACCATAGATACAGCAGTAACAACTATCTTTGGATTGTGGAGAAGTATCCGTTGTAGATTGCCTTTGGAACTCAAAATACACACCCTTGTAAACAGATTTATGCCATGCATACTTTCTATTTTGGTCTATTGAGCGTGTTAATATGGTACAATCTGCATTAATTATCATAGTAAACGCCCCTAAACATTAGACCAGTATGCCCCAAATATTGATTGCATATAGTACGCATTTTACGATAATGCTCAGTTGCCACAATTGATGGCACGGCATAACTAACTGAATAATTTCCGTTTTTTTCCGAACTTATCAATTTACCACTTTGATGAGTGTTATCTATGTTAATCTGTTCAGCTAAAGCACAACAGCAACGCCTAACTCCATCAGTAATATCCTTCTTGATACGATTAAAAGTCATGGCATTGATGTAATCCGTAGCCTTTTCGGATAAACTTGCGAAAACCTTACCATCAGTGATAGCACTACCTTTGAAAACCTCTTGATAGTAGGTAAAATCAGCGTAAGCCATGATATCACCTATGCCAAATTACTAGCAGTAACTGTGATATATGTAACTGCTACAACTTTATCGCTAGATAAGTTTACTATTTCGATAATATCGCCTACACTTGCAGAAATTTCTGTGCTACCAGAGATTAAAGAAGTACCATTGTAATCGGTAGAAGTCTGTCCATAGGTTGCTCTAACGCTTGGATTTACCTTATATGCGTAAGTTGTGCCAGTATTTCCGCTTGAAATAGTAGCGATAGTAGTCTTTTTAGTATTGCCTTTTGAAAGGCTTACAATCAAAGATGATGGAGAGTATACAGAATAAATTGCTTGAGGTCTAGTAACAGTGTGAGCATAGACTTGTCTACCATTTATCCAACTAGCCCCGATGTGTTTACCGTCTTTCATATCTTCGAGTTTCACAGGTACACTCCACTCATTTACACGAGTTGCATACTTAGGGTGACCACACACAAATTGAAGATTTGCAGTGCTGTCATTCCATTCGTAGACGGTAAATCCTGCAATCTTGCCGACTGCACCAGTCTGCTTGATTTCATCACTTAGATTAGATGCACCAACAAAGCGGTCTTTATCTTTGAGAAGTAGAGCATAGAAGTCAGGAGTTGCTAAAAGATATCTATTATCCTTTGGAACATTTGATTTTGACATTTGTTTTCTTACTTCTACAATAGTATCATAGGCGTTGGATACGTCAATGGTAGTGGCATTGTAGGTTGAACCCTCAGCTAAAAGAGTAGAACCGCCATCGGTATCCATAGTTTGAGCCATAGAGTAACCTGCACTATCAAGACGTTCAGCAACTATGCCGTCTGGAACTGCCTCGGCATCGTAGCCATCAATAATTTCCGATACTGCTTTATCCTTGTTGATTACTAAAGTCTTGTAGGTTGTGGAACTTGTATTTGCGTTAATTCCGTTTGCCTTGTCGTAATCGGATACTTGTACTTCAACATCTCTTACAGGGATTTTTACCGCACCCGCCGTTGGTGAGCCCTCGTAATCGTTGTTAAACACAATACCGTCTTTTAGTACTAATTCGGCTCTCATTTTGGCGAGAACCATGTCGGAATATCTTTCTTGTAATTCGTGAGCCATTTAAATTCCTCCTAAAATTTTAAGTTTGGATTTCTTTTTAAAAATTCTTGTTCTACTCCGCTCATGGTAGCAGGAGCAGTTTTGCTAGTTGGAGAGGCTACTCTCTCATTAGGTGATGGCTTAAATGCATCAGGGTGAGTTTCCTTAAATGCTGATACCACGTCATCACCACCGATTAACTTATCGCCATCGAACTGCAAACCCTTAGAAATTAGTTCGTTGGTGATATAGTTTTCATAGATATCATCTTTAAGGTTAAGCCCTCTAACGTACGCAGATACTTTGGTTTTATGTTCAAAAGCCTTTCTATCTGCCTCAGATTGTTCATACTTAGCCTTATAATCCTCAACAGATTTCTTAATGCTCTCGATATCCATATCCTTGTAGCTTTGGATAGTCTTGTTAGCCTCTGCTAGCTGAGTTTCTAAAGCCTTGTACTTAGTTTCAAGCGTAGAATACTCTTCAAGTGTGTAAGTCTTTGGAGTTTCCTCCACTTCTTGAGCGGTTTCTTTAATTTCTTCTGCCATTTTTAATTTTCCTTTCTGTTTTTAGAAGTCAAGCCATTTTGATAATTTTTAGAGTTATGACCCACGGAAGTTTTATTGCTGACTTGCTCTCTAAAGCGGTCACGTTTGTAACCAGTTTGGTTGCAAAACTCTTGAATTTGATTAGATTTCTCTCTAATTTTAGTATTTAAAGCGGTTAAATCGGATTTAAGGAACGTTTGACCCTCATCGATAGCCGTCTTGTAGGCTACCTTTTCACGCTTTAAGGCACAGATTTCACGCTCTTTTTGGCGTAACATCTGAGATATCTCATACTCAGAGTACATTTTGCCGTTGTATTCGATATCTTTAGCATTCAGCTTGTCAAGGCCGGATTGGTTGTAATTTCTAGTAGAAATGCCCTCATAGAATGGATACCAGTCGTGACGGCAGTTCCAACCGCCAAAACCTGCACCAGTACCATATCCGATATCGGATTTACTCAAATATCCACGTCTTCCAGATAGGCTTACTATTTGACCTTGCCAACTTGCATGTGATGGTCTTGCACCACTATGAGCAGAGATTTCCATTAAATCGCAACCGCATAGGCGTGAATTTTCTTCACTGATTTGCCTACTAGCTAGACCAATACCAGTTAAAAGACTTCTACGAACTGCAACATCGAGCCTATCAGTATGCCCACTAGGATAACTAACAGTAACCCCATTCTTTCCAACTTCTTGAATGACTGTTCTTAATGCCTGTTGATAGCTAAAAGCACCACTTGAAACCATCATAAAAGCAGAGTTACAAGCGTTATAATACGCCGTCTGTGAAGTAATAGCAGTAGTTCCAGTTAAGTTTTTAAGGTCTGTTAAGGAATTCTTGTACACTCCATTGAGAATTTGGAGCATACTCTCGCTTTGGCGAATATCTAGGGGAGATTTTCCAGCCTGAATATGTATCCTATTATCGTTGTTGACAGTTTCAACTCCTGCATTTTCAAACATTTTGCGAACTTCTGTATCTGTCTTATTGGTAGATTTTGCAATATCCTTGATAATATCATCATAGAGGAGACCCATTTGCTGAGCTTGTCTAATCTGCCATTTTGCAGTTTCTGTGATATTGCCAGTCTTGACGATACGTCTAACCACATCGGATATAATACGGTCTTCAAGTTCTGCGTAGAGATTAAGAACATCATCGGTGCAACCATCATAGTACTGTGGAGATAATCCCATTAGCTACCACCACCGAATAAATCACTACTTTGTGGAATATAATTGATAGCCTCTTTTTCATCGCAATTGAAATACCACGCAATAAACTTTTCTTTTGTAAGCAATCCAGCAGATACCATCTGCAAACGACGTTGGAACTCTTTTTCAGTATCCTCAAGAACACTATCGCCAAAGGTACAAGTTAATTCGGCGTTGAAATTAAATCCATTGTAGTATTGATTATAGTATCCATAGATGTAAGCTAAATCCTTGAGAGAGTTCTCAAGGTTCTTTTGGATAGCACACACATTGGTGTAACTGCGTTGTTTGGAAGTCTTGATTTCCTCTGCGGTCTTTTCAACGTTCGATATATCCGAAAGAGTGCCATAAGCTAGTCCACAGTTGAACTCAATGCGTTGAAAAATTCGGTTCAAACCGTTGAATAATGATGTGTCTCGGATATCAGGGCTAAAAGTTTCAATAAAAGGTTGTCCAGTAGTTTGCATATCATAAGTACGAAACATTCTCTCACGACCTTTTGGTAAGATAGGTTGACCACTTTCGTTATATCTAAAGAGTTCTTCCGTTGCATCAATTGCGCGTTCGGAGCTTTCGTACTCCCAAAGAATACGCTCCCAATGGATATCTGCTTGTTTGATTAAATTCTTGGCTTTAGCAAAAACCGAAACACCTAGAGGGCTATCTCTGTCGATATTATTTGCAAATGGCATTTTAAAGTAACTAAAAAGAGGTCTATCCACAGGGGAATAAACCTTATTGGGAAGTATGTTAGACCATTCGGGAACTTCTTTTAAATCACATTGTTTGCCTAAATCGTTGATAGCTTTTGAACAGAAACACATATTTTGTACTGTGTGTGTGTGTTCTGCTTGATTATACACATGTGATTCTAATCTAGTGTAGATATCTTTGCCTTTGATAAGATATTCAGGGCATACAACAGATATCAATTCATCTTGATTGTACGATACTGGAATAAAATCCAGTTGCCTAACTACGTCCGTTAAGACTATACCATTTGAGTTATACGGCTTGAATAGAACTCCACCAAAAGCACATGCCACTTCAACGCTATCTGATAGTTTATTAATCAACTTTTGGAATTGTTTATCTAAAGTTTTATCGTTTAGAGTAGACTTAAACTCCGCAAGTGTGAGCCTTGAAAATTCCGAAGCTATCGCCGATGGAAGTTCTAAACTTTCAACACGTTTTTTTATCCAACTAGATTGATTTAGATACATATATTCCCAATCTTGCAAATTTCTTTTCATTTCAGCACTTTCAACGATATCCACGTTTAAAGCGTTTGCCACTTGATTAATATTAATCATTGTTAAAACCTCCTTTCAATAGTCTTAATCCAGCCGTAGCGACGAAGTAACGCATATCGTCACAAGCGTGGTCGTGTTCTTTGATAACTTTATCTTTTTCGGCTTTATTGTCCCAACGATAGAGTTTTAATTCCCTAAGTAAATCGATACAACACTTGCAAACTAACAATTTTTTGTTAGCTATCAACGTAGATGTGTTGCTAATGCCTTGAATAACATCGTTATCGGCTTTTCTAGCTCTAAACTTTTTGTGCCTTTTGATACACTCAATGAAACTAGAGGCAGAGGGGTCTACAATCACAAACTGGATATTATATCCTTGTGCGAGATTTACCAAATCTTGATATAGTTCCTCATCGGTTTTAGATTGGTTTTCTCTGCCGTCCCAGTAGAACTCTTTAATTCTAACGGCTTTGTCGAACTCTAAAGCCCACAATCCCATAGATGTAGGATTTTTGATACCATAATCGCATGATATATAATATAATGCACTACTTGAACTATAACTATCCAATATATTGCTATCATTAAACATTGAGTATACTAACCCTTCAGCAAGAACCCACAAACCCTTGATATATCTATCGTAGAATACTCCCGAAAATTGACTTTCTGCATATTCTATTTGACTTTTTGTCAACGTTGGATTATCTTCCATAGTAAAATGTAAGTGTAGAGCCTTTCTCTCGGGGGCTTTTAGAACCCATTCCTTATAGAACCAATGCTCCGAACTATCTGGATTGCAGTTAAACCATAATTTTGATTTTTCAACAGATATCGTTCTTGTGATAGCTTGTTCTACGAAACTTCTAGGCATTAAGGCGACCTCATCGAAGAATACTCCGCTAAGTGTGATACCTTGTATCAACTGATAGGAGCTTTCATCTTTACCACCAAAAATATAAAATTTGTTGCACTTCTTAGAGGTTGAAACATCAAGACAGTGTGTGGAGCTAATGTATTTCACGTTAAAATAATGCGTGATATCTATGATACTTTCAAGTGGCATGATGATATTTCTTTCCGCAGATTGTACAGTTTTTCCACAAATCCCGAAAGTTGCACCATTGAACTCACTCATAGCCCACCAAACAAAAGAAGTTATCATTGAGATAGTTTTTCCCGAACGTACTGAACCATCGCAAATTAACGCTTTATACTCGTTATTGTAGCACCATTTGAATACTTGCTTTTGTTTTGCTGATAACCTTTCAAAAGTCAATGATATCACTCCTTTGCAACGTAAAATCAAACGTGTAACATTAATTATTTGATATCCATCATTTTGAATTCTTATAAAATTTCCTATCTACTTGATTTGGATATCATATAATGTTATTATTTTCAATGTAATACTAATCATGTGTTTTTTGTTACTTGTCTTTTAAAGCGTCCAAAAGTTTTGGAATTTCCTCTTCTTTAGTAATAGATACTTTTTCCGCGAACATTCCTAGATGCTGACCAATGAGTTCCAAGGCTCTTACTTTGTCTCTACCAATGCACTCAATTTCACGATTAAAAGCAACCGCTCCTAACTCTTCTAAAACCTTATCGGCAGTGATTTCCGTGCGTTTGGATTGCTTTTCTCTTAACTCCTGAATATAAGATTGAATGTCAACATTTGTCAACATTCTTTGTGCTAGTTGTCTCGCAGTTTTAACAGAATATCCCGACCTTATTGCCGATTGTGTAGCGTTTAAATCTATGAGGTACTCCTCACAGAAACGTTTTTGTTTTTCAGTTAAATTAGACATACCTCACGACCTTTCTTGGTATAAAAATACCGTCCTAGTTTCCTAGAACGGCTCTTACACAAATATTTTAAATCTTAAAAAGGAGGTTTAATGATTTAGCCTCTTACTTTCTTGCGATTATAATTATATCATAAGTCAATACCGACATTCAATGACATTTTGCATTTTTTCTAAAGATTTTTTATATAGTCTGTAAACTTGTCTTTGCTCGATACCTAAATCACTTGCGATGCTCTCAAAAGTTTGGAAGTTTATGTATTTCTTGTATAGTATTAATTTTTCCTTGTCGTTATCTAGTTTTTCTATTGCTTGTTTGATATCTCTTTTGCGGTCTACAAGATTGTCAATCTCACGATTTAGCATTTCACGATATTTCATAACTTTATCAAGATTATACTCAAAAGTAGGTTGATTTCCACCACCTTTTATGCTCGTATACGATGGTGTACATCTTTCGAGTTTACTCTCAAGCATAGTCAATTCATCCTGTAGGGTGTTTATTCTTTTGTCGAGCAATAACGCTTGATTTAAAAATCCTTTAACTTCTTCAACGGTCATATTTTTAACTCCTTTCAGTTTTTTTATATTCTTGGAATTTTTTAGTACTGCGAAAGATAATCCTGTTGTTGCACCAACGCTGTAAATCTTTATGGATTTGGTCGCAGTGTTCTTTGTCGTAAATCATCACGTATGGATTGTAGTCTAAATCTCTTAGTGTATAAATCCTATACAAATCTTCTTCGACAGTAGAATTAAAATTGGTTAGCACATATACAGATTTTTTCTTGTAACCCTTAATCTTAGATTTTTCGCTGAAATTTTTAAAATATCTAGTTAAATCTTGTTTTGGATTATCCCACGCAAAATGCAAACACTTAACTTTTAATCTACTTAAAAGTTGAATATTATCATCATTGGTAAGTCTAATATCTAAACCTTGAGTGAAATCAATCCAAGCGTGAGTATTGATTAAATCTTCTAATAGTTTAAGATGTTCTTTACAAGCTAAAATGTTAGGGTCAAGAAGTTTTATAGTATCGTACTCACCACGATAGAAATCCGATACTTCCGCCACTTGATGACTACACAAGCCCTCTTTTTTACCTACTACACAAAATCCACACCCACGAGGGCAACCACGAGTAAGGAAACCGACGTTAAAATTATACTGTGGATATAAGCTGTAATCTGGATATGTATTTTCAATCTCTTTTGGCAAAGGAACGTTTTTAGACTTATCAAAGACTTCTTTTCCGTCTTTAATATGTAGGCAGTATCCAGTACCACCTTTTCGGATTTCATCAGCCATCACGATTTCATTGCTATCAATATCTTCGGTAAAACTAAACACTTTAGAAGCGTAAACACAGTCGTAATGATTGATATTCATAAACATTTTGATATCGTCGCCACGGCTTTTGTGATAAGTTGAAAGTTTCATCAATGGCACTGATGGGAAGTTATGACTATCACTCCATAAGCCTATTTTCATATTTTTTTCACCTCCTTTACTTTTTGAAACCCGCACACTTAAGATATGGATATTTTTCTATCTTTTAGCACTTTTAACAAACGTAGCAATATCGAATTCATATAGTAAATTCTGCATAATCCTTAAATTTAAACTTTGTGTCCATTAGTAACTCTCCTTTTTAATTTTCCTTTCTTGTTGCCGATATTTATTTTAGCTATTGGCAACACTTTTTATTACGATTGTATGTTACTTTTTATTTATTTGTTGCCAATGTTGCCAAAAATTCTAGGAGTTATTTTAAAATATGGAGTTTATAGAGTTTTAACAATTATTGTATATTTACATATTTTGTTAAAACTCTATAATTGAATTATCTTCCTTATATTTTATGGCAACACGGCAACAATATTGTTTTAAATCACATAGTTAAGTGATTTAAACTTGTTGCCAATGTTTTAATTATCGGCAACATATACACGTTGAACCCCATATAAATGTGTTCTTGCTTTTTTATCTTGCGTTTTCCACCCTAAACGAGTTAAAACGTTAGAAATATCCAATTGGTCGCCCCTTGTGATTTTTTCTGTCAACTCATGATTAAAGCACTCGCACCAAATTTCTTTAATGCACACAGTATCACGCTTGATAGTTCCAACTGCATTTGAAACAGTAGCAAAATCGCCACCATGTAGGAAAGTTCTACGCTGATTTAAATCCAAAGAGTTCCAATTTTCGGGCAACAGAGTATTCAAATAATTTTCGATATCTGCTTGTAACGGACTTTCATCGAAGTGGGCGTTTTGGATTTCTGTAGCCTTATTCAAAATCGATTTATCTTCAATGTACCATTTTTCGCCATTCTTGAAACTCTCAACAGCCTCAGCCCATAACTGATTACGATAGTTTTCATCAAAATTTTGCCAAATGCTCATAGTTATATGCGATTTTCTGCAATCTAGGGGGTAAAAACGTCGATTTCCTGTGCTATCTTTCAAGAACGCTTGAGTGTTTGTAGTTCCCACAAAGATACACTGCCTCTTGACGTTCTCCGCATGATGTCCGTAGGCTTTTCGGTAGTTATCCGATTGCTTGGATATAAACAACTTAGTATTTTCAACGTCTGATTTCTTCATCGCAGAGAGTTCGCCAATCTCGATTAAAGATTTTTCCAAAAGTTGCTCATAAGCATCTTTGCTTTGGATATTTGTCAAACTGTCGGAGAACCAATCCTCATTTGGAAGAAGTTTGCGTAAAATCGTGGATTTTCCTATGCCTTGCTCACCAACCAAAACCACCATAGTATCTACTTTGCAACCATTTTGGAATATTCTAGCAACTAAAGATAGAAACATAGTTCGGGTTACTGCTCTAGTGTAAGAGTTATCCTTGCAACCTAGGAAATTAATAAAAAACTCATCAATGCGCGGATTTCCGTCCCATTTTAGAGAATTAAAGTAATTCTGCACTGGGTGATACTTATTTTCTGTTGCGATAATCATCAAGCCGTCATCTATTGCGGTTCTTTTCGTGATACCATACTTTTTCTCAAGATACCAACGTAGAAAACTGTCGTCTTTATCAGTCCAATTGGATTTTCTATCCAACTTAATACGTCCCGCAAACTCATCTAGAGCCACACGTCCACGATATTGTTTATCACCTTGCAAGATTAGTTTCACATTATCGATAGTATTTTCGCAATCACCAGTTTTAGAGTTTCTAGTCAATCTGTTTAATATTTCCAAGTTATCATCAACTTGTGGAATATCCTGTGAAATAGGCAAATTTTTGAAATCCTGTTCGATTTCTTTGCTTTTTTCCTTTAATATTAACGTTTTGATTTCGCTATCGTTTTGAGCAAATTCGCACATTTTTAGATAACTTGGCAACTTAGAAACTGGTGTATTTGGTTCTGCATCTTCATCTAAATCATGGAATTTGTGAAGTCTTACAAGGTCGAAAGCGTTGCAAAGTTGTCCATTAGCGATATCGGTTGCATGATTGCTATAAGCAAAGTCGCCATTCTCATATAGTACCAATCCGCCACTGGTTGAGCCGTTTTTGTAGGTGTATCTGCCGTTTGTACAAGGTTCATAGATATCACTAAGAAACCTATCGATAGCAGAGGGAATATCGTAACAACGACAAAACGCCCCAATTATACCCTTTTTTTCTCTTGGATTTTCCTGTTTTTTCTTGGTCTTTTGAATACATTTGTCAGTTCTTGAGGAAGTATACCAAGTAGATACATCTTGCCAATTTGTGTAAGATTTCAAAATATCATCTGCATTAAGGATTTCCCCCTCACCATGATAGAAAATATATTCGCCATCTTTGGAAGTACTTGGATAATACATCAATCTTGAGGCTTGATATGTGGTATCATCAAAGTAGTCTATTCCGATATCGTGTGCGATTTTTCGTGCAATTGCTTCATATTCTTCTGGTGTAACATCACGATTTAACGGAAATAATACTCGTAAACGTGGCTTTTCGGGCGTGTGCTTGTGCGTGGAATAGATACAATACTCTATGCCTCCATAGGACAATTCCACAATATCAAGGAAGTTTGTGGGTGCAAAGTCGCCATCAAGAGTGACTACACTCCTAGATTTTACGCTAGTTGTACCTCTCTTGCCATTTTCAAGATATCCACAAACAAAACCCCCAACATCTTTGATATTATCTTGTTCAGATTTCTTCATATTCATGAACTCCCCAAAAGTTTCACGAGTTCTAGTAGTTTCTGAAAGTTCTTTCACAAGGTCAGACCATTCGATTTCGGAGTTTTTCCAAAATTTCTCAAATCTGTTTTTACCTCGTGCTATTTTTATTTTCATTTTTTAATCACCTCTACTATAGGTTGTTTTTGCTCTAAATTATGCACATTTGAGTGCATATATTTTAAATTTAATGCGTTCAAAAGGTCATCTTGGATATCTTTTTTACCTTGCAGACTATCCATAACACGATGTTCAATAGTGCCTTGAGTTATCAAATGATGTATTATCACGCTTTGAGTCTGTCCTTGCCTATAAAGTCTTGCGTTCGCTTGTTGATACTGCTCCAAACTCCAAGTAAGCCCAAACCACACGATTATATGTCCGCCTTGTTGCAAGTTTAAACCAAATCCGGCACTTGCAGGGTGAACCAATAACAATGGAATTTCTCCTCTATTCCACGATTTTATGTCACTATCAGATTTCAAAATTCTAGCCTCTGGAATAGCTTTTTGAATACGTTCAACATCGTGCTTGTATGAGTAAAAACACAAAATAGGTTGACCTTGTGAGGTATCCAAAATATCTTGTAAAGCCTTGATTTTCTTATCTGATACTTCAATATAACCATTATCGGTATACACTGCACCATTGGAAAATTGTAGCAATTTATTGATTAAACTTGCTTTACTCAATGCCGTGATTTCGTCATTGATAAACTCTAAATATGAATTTTTTTCAAACTCATCATATTGAGATTTCTCCTTTTCCGATAAGTACACACCTACGATATTATCAATTCTTTTTGGTAAAGTTAAGTAATCCTTAGCACTCATTGATAGACAAATATCGGAAATTGCTTTGTGTATGTCGTTTTCCGATTTTTCTTTTGGCTTGTAACTATAAACCACTTGGGCATTGCGTTTATCGGGTAAAAAATAATTTTGCCTATATGCTGTGATAGTTTTTCCTAATCTAGCACCACCATCAAGTAGATAAATTTGTGACCAAAGGTCAATTAATCCGTTTGGTGATGGTGTTCCAGTCAATCCTACAACCCTAGAAGATTTAAAAATATACTTTTTCAACTGTTTAAACCTCTGTGAACTAGGATTTTTGAAACTTGAAAGCTCATCAATTACGACCATATCAAAGAACCAAGCACCATTAGACAACTCATTACAAAGCCATGGAACATTTTCACGGTTGATTATATAAATATCGGCATTGGAATATAAAGCCAATCGCCTTTGTGTTGGATTTCCTAAAATTTTAGCTATTTTTAAGTGTTTTAGATGTTCCCACTTTTCAACTTCACCGCTCCATGTGGTTTCAGCAACTCGCAAAGGGGCTATTATCAAAACTCTAGCTATCTCAAATTGATTGTACATTAAATCATCAATAGCCGTTAAGGTGATAGCCGTCTTACCTAAGCCCATATCAAGAAAAAGCCCACATTTTGCGTTGTTTTCGATATATTCAATAGCTTTTCTTTGATATTCATGCGGTTTAAATATCATGCTAGTAACTCCTTACAGAACACTAAAAACTCGTGAACACGTTGTTTTGAGTTTAAAATATATACTTGAAAGCCTAGATTTTCAATGATTTTATGCTGAATTTTTTGTACTTGCGATATTCTACCATTATAGTTTTTAAGTTCCACAAATATTATCACGCCTTTTGGAAGTAAAACTATTCTATCGGGTACGCCGTTTTCATTAGGTGACACCCACTTATAGCACTTTCCGCCAAGTTTCTCGATGCCTTTTACTAAAAATCTTTCAACATCTTTTTCCAAATGCTTCCAACTCCTTTTTGTAAAATAGGAACGGCTTTGTGCCGTCCCATATGTTTTTGTTTTTAGTCTAGAAAATCGTCATCAACATCATCGACTGAGATACCTTTGAAATCTTCTTCGGCTGATATCCTAGCACCGCCGAGGTTTTCGCCGTCCTTAGTCTTCATGATGTTGTTTAAACCACACGCGATACCTTTATTTCCGTTACTATTGAACGCATAAAACGTCACGGATACATATCCATAACAACCAGAATAAAAGTCTTCTTGGTCTAGGATAGGTTGCCTATGTTTATCCACTACTTGTGGAGCAGTTGCGCTATTAGCATTGAAAAAGTAACTATTTTTGTAAGCCTCGTCATCGCGTTCCTCATCGCCATCACGAAGTGGAGTCTTATACTTGGTTGGAATCTTACCACCGAACTTGGATTTACCTTCTTCAAGTGCGTATTTTATAGCCTCGTTGATGGCTTCAACGGTCTTAGTATCACTTTTTGGAACTATACAACTTACGCTATACTTAGGTTTATCGCTATCGTTGATTGCGTGAGGTTCAAAAACGTGTGCATAAGAAAATCTTACAGGGATAACCACTCTAGTTTTAATATTACTTGCCATAAAAAATCAAATCCTTTCGATTAATCAATGTTTGCAAAGTCAAGCTCTGCACTGTTTACTACGTATTCTGCTCTTTTGTCATCAATAGGGGCAAGAGTAGGAGAACCCTCTTTTACAGTCACCAAATCGCCTAGGAGTGCGGAAAAGTTCTTCTTTCCGACCATCTTTTCTAGTTCGGTGATACCTTTTATCTTGGTGGTAGTGCAATCCTCAAAACCTTGAGATTTTAATACCTCAATAGCTTCGTTCTCATCTTTGATAACTCTGCGACTTCTACCTTTTACTAATTTTAAACCATCAATTTTACCACCTCCTAAAGCGAACGCAAGAGCGTAATCTTTTACCGATTTAACCCAACTTTCAAGAGTTTCAGCCCTTTTAATAATATCAGCTAAATCTTTAGAGGTTAAAAGGTTCTTATCAGCAAAGCCATACTCCTCAAGCTGTAGATTGTACTCTGTAAACGCTCTACAATGCCCTCTAGCACGGCAGAAACCCTCCACGCAGTGAGTACCCGCTATACACTCGCCCTCGCCGTTGTAAGCCTCTCTAGAGCGTTCTCGAACGATTTCTCCAAAAGATTTTAAATCTTTTACCGATATTGTGGAAGTATCGATATTATCAATGCGTGGTTGATATATGTGCATTTCCACTTCTTGTATATCATAGATAAAATCAAGCATATCTAAAGCACCAAGAGAATAAATCATAAGTTGAGGATTTTTCTGTGCAGATACTTCAACGCCTTTGCCGTATTTGAAATCTATCAATATTAACTTGCCATCACCAATAGCCATGAAATCGGCAGTACCGAAGCCATTAGGGATATAAGAAGTTAAATCTAACTTAGTTTCTATGTACATAATCGGATTTTTAATCTTAGAAGTCTGTTCTAAGCAGTAATCTTTGTAGTCAGTGCAGTATTGGAGCATATCTTTTTCACATTCAACAGGTTCCCCCTTTAGAAGTTTTTCACATACTGAATGTGCTAAAGTTCCCTCTTGTGTATATGAAGTATCTTGTTGAGGTATAAGGCTTTCCATCTGCACCGATTTGGTGCAATTAAGCCACTTCTTAGCACTGCTTGGCGATACTTTTGCATGGATATCAGGCATATTACATAGCCTCCTTAACCTTTGATAGTGCGATATCGAACATATTTTCAGGGATTTCAGTAACTCGTTTGAATCCAAGATTTGCAATAACTTGCTTTGCGATATCTTTGCCCTTAGTTCGTGATAGTTCTACAAAAGCCTTGCGGATATCATCTAAAGTTGTGGTAGACTTTGTAGGTTCAACCTTTTCAGGAGTTGCCTTCTGTTCAACTTGTGGAGTTATTTCCTCATATTCGGATAGATTTCCTATAGCTTCAGGAATTTCATTCTCTTTCATGATAGCTAAAATCTTCATAGCTAAGTCGATAGATACGGTTAAATTAAGATTTATCTTTTCCATTGTAAAAAACTTCCTTTCAAAAAAATTCTATTATGACACCATTGACATATATTGCCAATAACTTCTATACTAAAGCAATATGGACATAGCATATATAAAACCACCTCTAATCTTTTTGATAATAGTCGCACTCGTAAGCCTCTGCTTTTAGAGGCAATCCTTTAGCCCAAGGAATGGGTTCACCCATGATTTGAGATATTTCCTCAGCACTAGATACACCAACAGGGCAATCTATAATAACTTCATCGTGTACATGAAAGACTATCTTAAAGCCTAGCTTATCAAGTTTTATAATGTTTTCAGCTAAGCAATCACGGGCAATGGCTTGAATGATATTCTCAACCAACTTACCCCCAAAAGTTTCTACAACTTCCCACTTTTTAGTAGTTTGATTAACTCCCATATAGCCAATAGCAGACTTTCCAAACCTAGTAGTTACTATCTTTGGCTTCCTGTAAGTCAATCGGCGTTCGTTTGGTAGCCTAATGTATAGGTTATCTAAATCACGATATATTGTTATCAGTCCGTTTATGGTTTCGACTCTACCACCCTTGATAACGTTAATCGTAGCATTTTCAACATCTTTCCAAAGTTTAGTTATATGCGGATTGCTTTCGCGCCATTGGTCAACCAGTGGCTGAAGTTCTTCCTCTGCGATACCCATTTTTAAAGCTCCCATAGATATCAATGCTCCAACAGAACCACCATAACCTAAAGCCAATTCCGCAATCTTGCCTTTTTGTCTAAGGTGAGCATTCTGCCCGTGCTTTTCAACAGGCACATGAAACATCTGACTTGCTGATGCGCAATAGATATCACCATTATTGTTAAAAACGTCCAATCTCCAGTGCTCACCGGATACCCAAGCTATCACACGAGCTTCAATTGCACTGAAATCAGATACTATAAAGCGACAATTTTCACTTGGAATTAAAGCTGTTCTAATAAGTTCACTAAGCGTTTGAGCAACATCATAGCACATATAAAAGCTATCATAATCGTTATTAGATACTAGACTTCTTGCAAAATCAAGGTCGCTGATATGGTTCTGTGGTAGGTTTTGGGGTTGAATTATCCTTCCAGCCCATCTGCCTGTTCTAGTTCCGTAAAACTGTAATATTCCTCTAAGTCGGTCATTTTGACTTCTGCTTTCTAGCATAGTGGGATATTTTGCTATTGAAGTCTTTGAAATTTCACGCCTTAACTGTAGAACCTCTTTTACATCTTCAGGAATATCAGTTTTTAGTAAATCTTGAACAGTAGATTTATCAAGTTTATCAGTTTGAATACCTTTTGTTGATAACCAAGCAATAACTTGCTTTGGACTTTTTGGATTTTCTAACTTCGTTAATGATTTCATACGTTCTAGGCAATCGTTTGAGTACTTCTCATAGATAGATAGTGCATTTTTGCAGAAGTTCACGTCTAAGCGAACACCCCTATTATTGATGTTTTGGTCTATACACCAAAGATTAAATTCACTACGCAATATCAATGGAATTGTTTTCCTTATTGCACGTTCAACTTCGACATCTTGTTTGCAGTATTCTTTAAAAGTTTCCCAATCTCCGTCAATACCGAGTAAATCACTTTCTGGATATACTCTATTACCATTCTTATCAGGTACCGAAAACTTCTTGATTAAGGCTTTACCTCTTTTATCCTTTTGATGTTCAAGACCTAAAACTTCGGCACATTTCTCCAATGATTGTGGTAGACCATACTCTAGTGCTTGAACCATTGTATCACTCCATTGCATGATATCTAATTCAAGATTTAAGTATCTAGATAAACAGTTGAACTCAAACACGACATTAAATGCACATTTGATATAATTTTCATCGGTTAAAGCAGATATTAACTCTTTTGGAAGTTTTTCAGTAGTGAGGTCAACAATCTGTACTGGAGCAGTATCTAGTGCATATGCAACTAGTAGTATATCAAAGTTTTGACTATTGCAATATGCGTGAACTCCACACTCAATAGGAACATCGCTGAAAGTTTCAATATCAATACTTAAAATACTCATAATTCTCACCTGAAATATTTCGCAGGCTTACGAGCGTATCCACAATCGCCACGAGCTCTTACACATATATAAGCCATATAAAAACCTCCTTAAAGTTCGAGTAGATATTCATTTAGCAACATTTCGCATCCCTCATAATCTCTTGAGGAGTTCTATACCTCGAATAGTCGTCGTCGAATATGGAGCTGCCGCTAGTATCTACTGCAAGAGTATCTAAAACATTGTGCGCAAACACGTCATAAACCTTGTTTTTTTCTCTATCACTCATATTTTGAGTGATTTTTTCTAAGTTACTAACAGTAATTGCTAGTAACACCGATAATTCAGTTATAGTTGATTTACTTATATTTCCCATAATTCTTTATTCCTTTCCTGCAACTCTCTTAATATCACGTTTTAGCGTTCTAAAAGCCATCAGCATTTCTTTTTTGCTTTTTGTACTAGTGCAAGCGCAAATTTTACAGTACGACTGATAGCCATCTCGAGTTTTACCTTTTTAGAACTTGTTTAAAGGCTTTTCAACCATGCATTTTGAACATACTTTAGTATCCATGCTATCACCCCCTTTCCACCTGGGTGGACATTAGGATACACATTCAACTTTTGGTAAGATACCGTCATTTTTGAGCATATCGTAGATAAACAATCTGCCCTTTTGAGTCCAGTAGGTATGTACTCTAGTATGTTGTAGACCGTCACTGCCATTGTATGGATTAGTCTTAGTACCTGTGTAGCCTTGTTCTGCATACTTTTGATACAAGAGCCATATACCGTTCTTACCACCTTGCTTGTACTGTACACCTTTATCGTGTAAGTACTGATTTAACCATATAGCAGACTTTCCGAAGTCTTTAGCTATAACGCTTGTAGATACTAAATCCTTGCAGTTTAGCACGATATCGTAGTAACTTGCCTTTGGTTGTAGCTCCGCTATCTGCTGAGATTGTACCTTTACTGTAGTTTCTAGCTGTAAGTTGATAGTCTTAACGCTATCTAGTTGAGCCTGTGCAATTTGTAAGGCTCTAGTCATAACCATTTCGGGAGAGTTCCAAGCCTTTTCAACTTCGATGAAATACTGTCTAAAAGCCTTGCCTTTTTCGGTTCTTTGTAACATACAGATTTCTTTAGCCATATCAAGGCTTAGTTGGTGGTCTGTTGATGGTCTGCCACCTTGTTCGGAGGTTTTACTCATTTTTGAGTAAAAGTCTACACCCTCAGTAAAGCCGTATTCTACCATTCTTGCGAACCAGTCGTTGTAACGTGTTCCAACCTCTAAAGCCTCATGGAGTTCTCTTCCCATTACAGTAGGACGGTTATTGTCCTCATAGTTTACTTTGATTAATTCATTCATAACTTAATCTTCCTTTCTAAAATTA